TATTGAAATTGCCCGCGAAGAAGATTGTGAAACTTGTATTTTTATGGGCGACTGGTCCCATCATAGAAATACTCTTAATTTAGTTACCCTTGATACCTCCTTAAGATTGCTTGAAAAATTAGGTTCCGCTTTTGAGCAGTTCTTTTGGTTCCCCGGTAATCACGATTTGTTTTATAAAGACAGCCGAGACGTACACAGTTCGGGTTTTGGCCGACACATTCCCGGAGTCACTGTTGTAGAAAAAGTTACTACTATTGATGGTGTAACTTTAGTCCCTTGGCTGATAGGCGATGAATGGAAAGACATGAAGTCTTTAAAAAGCAAGTATGTATTTGGCCATTTCGAATTGCCATTATTTTATATGAATGCAATGATACAAATGCCGGATCACGGTCAACTTCGTGCTGAAGATTTTAATGGTCCTGATTATATTTTCAGTGGTCACTTTCATAAACGTCAACAAAAGAATAAAGTAATTTACATTGGTAATGCTTTTCCGCATAACTTTGCCGATGCTGGCGACGATGACCGAGGCATGATGATATTAGAATGGGGCGGTGAACCAGAATTTAGATCTTGGCCCGATGCTCCCAAATATATTAATGTCAAATTATCTGAATTGATCGATCGCAAAGATGAAATTATGCGTTCTAAGATGAATATTAAAGTTAATCTTGATATTGATATCAGTTTCGAAGAAGCCAGTTTCATTAAAGAAACATTTATATCAGAATATGATATCAGAGAGATTAGTCTTATACAAGATAAAACTAATCTTGAAGGAACAATAGACGACAACCCCGATGCTAAATTTGAAAGTGTAGATCAAATTGTAACAGAACAATTGGTCAATATCGACAGTAAAGATTTCGATCCTAACACATTACTACAAATATATAACGACCTTTAAATGTTCAAACTTAATAATTTAACTGTGAAAAATTTTATGAGCGTGGGTAATCAAACCCAAGCTGTAGATTTCGATCGACAACAATTAACACTAGTATTAGGTAGCAATCTTGACCTAGGTGGCGATGATACTGGCAGCAGAAATGGTACTGGTAAGACTACTATAATTAATGCATTAAGCTATGCCTTATATGGACAGGCATTGACTAATATCCGCAAGGAAAATTTAATTAATAAAACTAACGGAAAGGCGATGTTAGTTACTGTAGAGTTTGAGAAAGGCGGGAGCAAATATCGAATTGAAAGAGGCCGTAAGCCTAATATATTAAAGTTATATGTCAATGACGAACAGTTAAAGATGGATGATGCCGGTGAGGACGACAGTCAAGGAGATAGTCGAGAAACACAAAAAACCATCGAACAAATGCTGGAAATGTCTCACACTATGTTCAAACATCTTGTGGCGCTAAACACTTATACTGAGCCGTTTTTAAGTATGAGTGCTGCGGATCAGCGTGAAGTCATTGAACAATTATTAGGTATTACCCTTCTAAGTGAAAAGGCGGAAGCATTAAAAATATTAATTAAAGAAACTAAAGATGCTATTTCCTCCGAAAATAACCGAATAGAAGCAATTAAGACTGCTAACAATAATGTTCAAAAAAGCATCGATAGCTTAGGGCTTAAAAGTTCTGCATGGGCTAATAAAAAAGAAAAAGATATCGAAAACTTTGCTAAGGCTATTTCGGATCTCGAATCTGTAGATATTGAAAAAGAATTAAAATTACATTCAAATTTAAAAATTTGGGAAGAGAATAATAATAAGATTACCAGTCTTAATAAACAAAAAGCAACTTTAGAGTCTGCTCTTGTTCAAGCTGAAAAATCTGTAGAAAAATATAAAAAAGAAACTAGTAAATTAAAAGATCGTACTTGCCCGTCTTGCGAACAGCAACTACAAGACCATAAGCATCGAGAAATGTCAGATACGTCTAAGAAAAATTTAGATGAGGCTGCTGCATACTTTTTTAAGATTACAGAAGATCTTAATCTCGTTAATGCTACTATTGCTGAAATAGGTAAAATACCTAAAAAGCCTATTACATTTTATGATACTGAAGCAGAAGCATTAGGACATAAAAATAATCTAGAAAATCTAGAAAAAAGTCTTACTGATAAAATAGCAGAAGAAAATCCTTATCAGGAACAAATAGAAGAATTGAAAAAAACTGCTATTCAAGAAATTTCTTGGGACTTAATTAATGAATTAACAAAGATTAAGGATCATCAGGAATTCTTACATAAATTGCTGACTAATAAAGACAGCTTTATTCGTAAGAAAATTATCGATCAAAATTTAAATTACCTTAATAAGAGATTAAGTTATTATATTGACCGGTTAGGATTACCACATCGAGTTGTATTCCAAAATGATTTAACTGTTGAAATCACACAATTGGGTCAAAAACTAGATTTCGATAATTTATCTCGTGGTGAGCGTAATAGATTAATCCTAAGTTTGAGTTTTGCTTTTAGAGATGTTTGGGAAGGATTATACCAAAATATTAATTTATTGTTTATCGATGAATTAATTGATTCAGGTATGGATAGTGCAGGCGTTGAAAGCGCATTAGCAGTATTGAAAAAGATGGCTCGTGAGCGTGGCAAGAATATATACTTAATATCGCACAAAGATGAACTAGTAGGTCGTGTGAATACTGTACTTCGTGTGATTAAAGAAAATGGTTTTACCAATTATAGTACTGATGTAGAAAATGTCTCTTAATTATCTAGAAGAATACAAAAAGCTATATTCAAAATATATAGAGCTTGCTGTTAATTTACATAATTATCATAGGGTGTTTATTACCCGTACAGGGTTAGATACCGGTATGCGTTTACGCAGACAGATACGAGATATGAGAAAGATTGAGAAGACCATGATCGAGGTTTCTAGAAAAGCCTATGCTCAGGTAAGAGAAACAAGAAAAGAGATGATAGCAGCCAGAAAGATTGTTTTGGCAGAAAAAGCAAGACTTCGAAAATTACAAAAAGAGGAAAAACAAAATGTCGGCAACAACAGAACAGATTAAATCAGCATTAGACGTATATCTATTAGAGAACACTAAATTTGAAGCAGGCAATTCTGCAGCTGGTACCCGTGCACGTAAAGCATTAGGTGAGATGGCCAAGTTAATCAAGGCTCGTCGCAATGAAATCACTGCTGAAAAGAATGCACGAAAAGCAGCTAAGTGATCAATGTCTTGGCTATATTGCGGTCAAGAAGTAAATGAATTACCGGAGGATTGTGCTGGATTTGTATATTGTATAACCAACACAGTTTCCGGTAGAAAATATATAGGCAAAAAATTAGCACAATTTAAAAAAACTTCTTATCGAACAGTCAAATTAAAAAATGGCAAAAAGAAAAGAAAGAAAATCCGCAGCAAAGTAGACAGCGATTGGCGCGAGTACTATGGTTCTAATAATGAATTAAATGCGGATGTGGCAAAAATAGGCACAGAAAACTTCACTAGAGAAATACTTTACTATTGTAAAAGTAAAGCAGAGTGCAGTTATATAGAGGCAAGAGAACAGTTTAACCGTAAAGTTTTAGAATCAAAAGACTACTATAACGGGCACATACAAGTTCGCGTTCATGGCTCACATATATTAAAAATAGGCAAATAATTCAGTTTTAAGCTCGCACCGGCTAATATTCGGGTGCCCGTAACTCTACCTTAACTGCGTAGAGAAGGAAGTCTCTTTGCTGAACGAGAGCACTCAACTACTATCCTTAACAGGACGAAGATCGCAAATTGCCGCGGTTTAGTTGTTTGAAATAGAATTATTAGGCTAAAAAGAAGGGAGAAAAACCCTATGTTTACTTATATGTTAGCGTATATATGTAAACTACCGTCATATGAAGACTTGGCTCGAGGTACCGGATGACCGCCTCTGTAATGCCATAACGCTAGGTGATTGTCTGGACTCGGATAATGCCACATGCTTTACCCTGTGTGGGTGAAGTGTGACTGACGGATCTGGATAATACTTAAACTTCTTCGAAGTAAAATGCTGTGAGCGTGAGCGAAACAGCAAGTGAACGCAGTTCACTTTTACTATTTGGAGTATAAATAAAATACCAATTGAAGGATTGTATATGAAAATCGAACATTTAATATCTGCATTAAGAGAAGCTGCGGCAACAGGGTTAGTTGATAAAGACGGAAATCCTATTTCTTCGGCCGATTCTGCAAAACCTGAGACAGATACAAAAACAATCCCTTTTCCTAAATCGGCTGAACCTGCTGCTGCTGCGCCTGCAGATAAAACACCCGAACCTGCTGCTACTGAACCAGCTCCTGCACCAGCAGCCGCTGCTGCTGCTCCTGCAGATAAAACACCCGAACCTGCTGCTACTGAACCAGCAGCAACTCCAACAACGGGTGATCCTACATTAGATCAACCTTTAGAACCGGCCGCACCTGGTGCTCCTAAGCCAGGGTTGGCTACAAGATTTGGCAGAGGTGTAGGACAATTAGCTAAAGGTGTTGGTGCAGTTGCCGGCGGTGTTGCCGGAATGGGCCGTGCATTTAAGAAAGGTTACAATGCAGGAGCATATACTGTAGGCGGTCCAGGAACAAAAGCACCCGGTGCAAATCGTATGGCTGCTCTTTCAAATATTCGTGGTAAGCAAGGAGGCGGCAGTCCAGCTGCTGGCGGCGGCAATGACGAAATCGCTCAATTAAGACAGCAGCTTGCTAATATTAATCAACGAATGACTCGTGCAGGTTTAGAAGAATCAAAGAAAACTCAAGCGAAAGCATTAACAGAATCTGTTAACACCACTATTATTGATGCAGAGTTTGATGTAGTTGCCGAACTTAAGAAATCATTACAGCGTATTGATTATAAAAGTTAAAAGTGCGGTAAACCCGTAGTTTTAGTAGTTTCAATATTTTCTTTAATAATTTCAGATATAATTTCTCTATCTGAGATATCCATACCAAATGCTTGATCCACTGATAGTGATCCTCTCATATACCAAGCTAACTTGAACGTATCTTTTCTTAAGGCTTTTGACTCTCGATCTAATTTTTTGACTTCTGCCTCGATCTCAGGCATGGTCATTGTCAAAAGCCTTAGTCGAAAAAATCAGAATTGTTAAAACTAACTGGTACTGTATAGGCAGCAGGTGCACCAGCTGCTTGTTGTTCATCAGTAGTGGTAAATTCTAGTGGGTTAATTTCGTTATTCTTTTTAAGATCTGCTAAGTGCTCTTGCACCTGTTTAAACATATCTTTATCTGCATTAGCAATAAATTCCGCGATGAATTTTCTATCAGTAACTTCTGCGTCACTAGTAATAATCTTAGCAATGCTGTCCGTGATTAAATCTACAGTTACTTTGGTAAGATTGGTAAAACTAATATTAAACATCTCCATTTTCTTTTCGTCGGAGATTGTTTCATCATTGACCATATTTAAGATTCTTGATGTTTCAAAGTTCTTAAGATTAGTCTTGGTCATATGCTTGTAGGTCAATGGTCTTACAAATATAATAAAATCTTCATTAACTGCAATCTGTTCAATCCATCTTATATTTTGCTGTTGTTGTTGCAATAAAACTCTTAAATCTAATTCGTATTCTATTTCTTCATTGACTACAGGAATCTTAT